GATGAATAGTAGGTCGATGACCCAGTGCAGCGGTTCGAAGTTGGCAATCAGCCACCCGAGTGCCAGATATGAGAGTATCAGTTCCATAGCTCAAAGATAAGTTTAAAAATCAATATGATAGCCACTGCCGTCACGAGTATCATCGTGGTGAGTGCTGCGAGGTATTCTTGGTCTGGTCTCATAAGTTTAGATTGTCTTCGTTTATTAATTCACGGAGCTTTGCCCTCCAGTATTCTGTGACTTGCATCTCTACATCGGTAGCCTCTCGATTGTGCCAGTATCCGTGCTTGATTACCGAGCGCATTTCTTGGTCAAGTACGTGACAAATTTGCTTCCATTTCCACGCATTTATCGCGTCTTGTAGCTCGTCCCTCTCATCGTGGTCAAAGTGTAGCGTTGCTTTCATTGTTCTTGTTGTTTACATTTCGTTTTAAGATATGTGGCAATTTTTACCCCTTATCCTTGTCCATATTGCTTAACTCAATTAAAGCTGCCTTTTGCGCTTGCTTCAAATCTGCCTTCAGCTTCTCAATGTAGAGCGTGGCATCCATCAGCTCCTCCTGGAGATGATTTAGCCAATCGGTGAGACTTAAGTCATCACGATCTAAAGTGCGCCCATATTTCTCGATGCCGAGCTGGCTGCGCTCATAATACTTCGCCAGCACCTTGAGCACGATTGGGTCTTGTATTTGCTGTTCCATCAGTTAAGGCTTGACCATTGTTCGTAGAATTCCTCAGGAGTCACTTCAGAGATGTGTACCTCATCAGAGATGGTGAGCACGATGCAAGTGTTGACACCTGGCATCATGTTGAATAAATCGTGCACCCTTGCAACCAAGTTGTCGAGGTTGTCATTCCTGGTGCCTATGTATGCGATGAAGTACTTCATTTCATCAGAAAGTTGAAGGCTTGAATATAGAACTCATCACCCACCCCATTGCCTCTCATGAATCGGTTGACAGTGTAGTAGTTGAGATTCATATCCTCAGCCAAGTGAGTCATCTTGTATCGGCTTGAGAGTCGGGACCTCAACTCTTTGTGGATGAAGTCCCGAATATTCTCGCCATCAGAAAGGTAAATCGTCATCGATTTCATCTGTGATTGGTTTTGATGGTGCTGCTGGTGTTGCGATGCGGATATCCCAAGCATTGAGGCTGACATAATACTTGCCACTATACTCACGACCTCGAAGGTCGAACTTGACCTCGCATTCTTGACCGACTTTGGCTCCATCCAGGAACTTCACTCGCTCATTCACTGCTTGAAATTGTACCAACTGCGGATACTTGTCACCGATGCTGAGCACGAACTCTCTGATGTTCATCTTCTCACTCACTTGTCTGGCTTCACCAAGGTGGTGAATGGTGCCTTTTGCTTTTAGTTCTTCCATTTTACTTGTTATTTAATTGTTCGTAATATTCATGATATAGATCGGATGCTTCTTTAAGTCGAGCAACCATCTTTGCCTCGATGTCTTCATCTCTATCGTACCAGAGAGCTGTGATTCGCTTCTCAGGATTGATGTGGTCCACTCTGTGCAGCTGGAGATTCTCGTATTCGTTGAGGAATTCATCCCAGGTGGTGACCATGCAGTATATGAGCTCGGCACATGGCTTGTTATACAACATCATGTAAGCACGCAGCTGCCATTCATAGAGTGGATTGACTGCATCCTCAATCAGTGCCGGGAAAGTGTCCAGTGACCACGATGTCTTGACGTCAATGACTCGCTGTTCGATGATGATATCAGCGGTGCCTATGAGATAGTCATTCTCGATGGTCACTTCATTCTTGATATAGTCAGTGAACCTCACCGAGTTGATGAGGTTGATTGACTCCAGCTCTTGCTCTCTACCCTTCCAGATGTATTTGTTGTTGAGTTCTGTGGTGTAGTTATAGAAGTCTTGCTTCGCACATTCCTTGATGTAGCTCTTGGCTGTTTCTCCCATGCTGTCCTTGGCTCTGCCATTGGTCATCAGCTTACCGATTTGCGATGGATGCCATTTCATAGTGATAGCATTTTGAGTTGTGCTTCAGTGAGTGCGTAGTTGGCAGACAACTGTTGTGCTGTGTACTTGCCAGCTTCGATTGATTCGAGTGCTTTCTTGAAGCGGTTGTCATCGATTGTTGGCTTGGATGCTGCACCTTGAGCTGCTGTGTTTCCATCATCATCCACAGCTTGAAGTGAGAGAAGTGACTGCAATGTACCTCTACGGAAGTAAGTGACGGCAGCGAGCACCTTTTGGGGGTCTGTGATGACTGGAAGGCTCATGAATGACTCGATGATTTCACCAGAGTCGATGTCGATGATACGAGTCACCACATCATTGCCAACCACTGGCTGCAAGAGTAGCAGTCCATGCTCGTGGAGGATAGGCTCCACCGTTGTGAGCAGCGCATTGATGTCAGCGTAGCTCTTTTTGAAATGAGGATTCGTTGCATTCTTAGCAACCTTTCCAATCTGCTGCTTGGCAGCGTGCAATTTTTGCCAAATGTTCATTGGCTCTGCTTTTTTTGTAGTCATAAATTGTTGTTTTGATTCGTAAATATACGCTTTTATTTGATTGATTCGCAAAACTGCTCATAAAAATTCAAGAATCCTTCAAAATCTTTTGCAATAACATACACACCACCAGCTTCTTCGATGGCTTTCTGGTATGCTTTCTGAGCTTGTGACTGCCTATCTTTTCCATACTTGACCTCTATCTTGACAGACCTCCCCTTGATCGTTGCCGAGATATCTGCCGAGCCTGGTGTGCCGGTGCCCTTGGTCCACTGACCACCGATGGCTACTCCATCTGTGCGGTATTTTTTGCGATAGACTCCCATCGTATTGATTCGCTCGGCTTGGCATCCGCTGAACTGAAGGAATGCGATGATTGATTTGGTCAGTGCATTGGCTCCGTTGTCATTCCATTGGTCCAGGGCAATCAGGTGCGGTGGGATGGTTGGATACTTTTCCATTTTGTACTTGAGTTGGAGGTCTTTGAGTAGTTGTCGGTGTTGTCTGGTCATTGCTTCGCTTTTTCGTTAAGTTCATCCCAAATATCATCAGATTCTGGAGTCGGTTTGGGAGTTCCCGAATCGAGAATGAAGTATCTGCCGTTGTGATTTCGACCTTTGGTGATGTTGTATCCTTTATAGTCAGCATACGACTGCACCCATTTGAGGAATCTGCGTGGCTCGAGCTCCTTGAATGATGTGAATTCGGAGGTGAATTCTTGAATCTTGCTGCCGTTATAATAGTACACATCAAGAGCAAGGTTGCCCTCTTCAGCCCAGTCAAAGAAGTCCTTGCACGTTGCCTGAATGAGTCGCTTTGCATCTGCGTTGATGCTGATGGCTTTCATCAATCCATTTGTCAGGTACTTCTGGAGGTTTTTGACCATATAGTTATCGAACTTCAACCAATCCTCATCGGTCCAAGAGTCGAATAATAGTCGACCATACTCATCTAATGGGCTGCGCTTGCTATGGAAGTACTGATAGAACTCCAGCTCATGCCTTCTGCGGTCATGAGATGACCCAGCACCACTGATGACATAGTTGGTGGTGATGACAATCTTTGGCGAGCGGTTGAATGGAATGAATATCTCATCCTTGTTCTTTCGGTTGACGGTGATTCCCTCAGTGATTAGGCTGAAGAGCTGCTCAAAGTCGAATGCTTTTCTCACGTCATCGAATGCCAGAATCTGTGTGTCCAAATTGACTCGCTGATAAACGAAATCAGACTTCGATGGGTTGAAGCTCTTGCCATCAATCTTAACCACTCTGCGCAGATTGCCGAGTGCTGCCAGCATCAGTGACTTGCCTGACCCTCCATTCGGGTTGTCATCGATTTCTTGGTCATTGAAGATGATTGCCTTCTGGTCTGTCTTATCCTTGAATGTGTGCATTAGGTAGCCGAGTGTTGTCTCCAGCGCATCGACTCTGCCGCTGTCATCTGCTGACACCTTGCTAACGAAATCTTGAAAGTCATTGGTGCAGTCATCCAGCTTGGTGAAATCTCGCTCGATGATTTGATTCTCCCAGATGTAGCCATCGACATCGATGTAGCTCTTGAGCTCCACTTTGCTCTTGGATATCTTGGCAACACCATTCTTGAATGGGATGTATGAAGCATCCTTGCTATCCTGGAGCATCAGTATGTTGATGCTGTCAATCATATTGATGAAGTTCTCATTGAAGAGGAATGCATTCCTGGAGCAGTAGTTCCAGACATCCATCTCACCTTTGCCTTGGAGATAGTTCAGCACAAAGTCCTTGATTTGTTCTGCCGATGATATCTTGACCTTGTTCTCTTTGACTCTGACAAAGGTTGGCTTCTCAGCGTTCTCAGGATAGTATTTATTGAAGCCGTTTTTGACCAGGAACTCAGCGTAATTGGATGGCTGAATTGTTATCTTTCCATTCTCATTGACTGACCAGAAGATATCATCGCCAGTTTGAATCTCTTTTTTGATATCCTCAATGACATCCTCTCGCACATTCAGCTGCTTCTTGATATCATCATCAGGGATGCCGCTCTTTAGCTTCTGTCTGACCTTCTGAAAGGTATCCTTGTCTTCGAAGTACTTGATGCCGTAGGAGGCTTTCTTGTATGCCGAGCGCACTGTTGTGACCATCTCTTGCTCACTGAAGCTGGTGCCTTGAGCATACCTGGTGTATATGTACTGTTCTGCTGTATCCTTTCCAATGCCATACTCGCAGAGCACTGCTGCCAATTTGAACACAAATTCATTTCGGCTGCCCTCCACGAATTGACAGCCATGGTCGAATCGCTCAATAAGGCTGATGATTTTGTCCTCATCGGATAGGATACAGATGGGAGTGCGCTCAGTGTAGCTGAAGCCCTGGTCTTGTTCTATGCCTTCGAACACTTGACAGAACTCATTGAAGTAGATGTCTGGGTCATAGGATTCAAAGCATACCCGGCTCACGTTACTATTCTTTATGTCGAAGTATTCGCTGTCAAAGTACTTTCCGAATGCTGTGAATCTGCGCTTGTGCTCTACCTTGTCAGATTTTGGTATTCTGATGACTGCTTTGAGACCATTCCCAGATGGCGAAGTGAACACCATCATCACATGGGGGTCGGCAATCAGGCGCTTCCTTTCCTCCATCATCAGCTTCTTGGTTGGATATTGGTCGAAGTCCAGAATGCACAGACCAGAATGCTCGACCAAGCTGCTGTCATTTCGCTCGGTGAAGGTACCATTGAACATGATAGCATTGAGTGATGACTTGAGGCGGTCATGCTCGGGGTCTGCCTTCTCCAGTGATCGTATTGTTGTCACTTTTTTGATGAGCTCTGGGTTGCCGAGTCTGATGCGATTGTATACCTCTTGAATTGATAGCTCAAAAGGAGTTTCTTTGATGTTAAAGAGTGATTTAAATATGGAAACTTTCATAAAATGTTGTTTTGTGGGGTGTAAATATACGCATTTCGTGACGGTAATTAGCTATTTCGTGACGCTCCGTGACGGTAATTTTGCAAATAAAAAGGGTTAAATTTCTGATATTGTGCAACTTAACTTTTTTACGTGACGCTGACGGTCTCAAAAATATTTTGCTCTTGGTGTGTTTGCTATATCTCCAGTAATCGGTATATAAGAGAATGTGTCATATCGTCACGCCATACACACCTTTTTTGATGTCATCCTGTATCTTTCTCATCTCCCAAAATGACTCGCACTGGAGCACATCGAGCATGATATTTCGGTCAACCAAATAGTCCAGTGCTGTGTATTGCTCAAATTTCTGACGAAGGTCATCAGTGATGCGAAGGAATAGGCGGTCTTTCTTCCATTCTTTTGCTTTTTTCGAACCATGCACAACTGTTGAATGGTCCATATTAAAGAGCTTGCCGATTTCAGTCATTGTGAGCTTGTGAGTGCGAAGGAATTCAAATAAATAGTATCGCTGGTACACCTTGTGACGTGCACGGTTGTCGGCACCAGGTTTGAATGCCAGCTCTCTTGCCTCGATTTCTTCTTTTACTTGGTCAATTAGTTCTTGTATTGTCATTGTTAAAAGTTTTGCTCCACCCATTGGCGAAATGATTGTTGTATTTCAATTTGTTGCTGGAAGATATCCATGTTGCCACCTTCCAGGATGGTTGCATCCACTCGCTGAATCTCTTGCAGTAGCATATTGGCTTTCTGCTTGATGACTCGCTTGAATACACCTTGATCGTTTAGGTCTTCGATGAAGTCACCGAGCACTGGAAGCACCCCACAGAGTGCGAGAAGTTTTTGTTCTCTTGTCATATAAGCCAAATTTTTAAACGTTCAAAAAAGTCAATAGGATTCTCAAATTTCACACCTCTTATTGATGACATCCATTCATCATCAGCATCAAGATTCATTCTCATGAAATCCATATCTTTCTCAATAGTGCTTTTGCAATAAT